TGCCCTCCTAGCGGGGCAGGAAGTCCAGGCAGTCGGTCGCAACCGAAAGGCCCTCTTCCTCGGGATCAGGGTGGCCGAGGGAGCAGGTTGTCAGCCACTGGGCGCACTGCTCGCAAGAGCGCTGCTCAGCCAGGCCAGTGCGGGTCCAGCGCGGAATGTGCGGCAGGCGATCGGCGTAGACCTGGCCGCTGCGGACCTGACGGATCAATTCCCGACTGCGTCCCAGGATCTTGCCGAGCTGGACGTTGTTGAGGTCCCTTCGCTCAAGGATGAGCAGCAATTCATCGTCGTTGAGCTCGCGGTCGTGCTGGGCAGTCGCCCCCTTGCGGCGCGGCCTGGAGAAGCTGGCCGGCACGGGCTCCTTCGGTTCCTGGCGAACGGTCCAGCGATAGCCGCACACCTCGTTCTGGCAGGCCAGGCGGCGGCGGCGGCCGCCATTGCTCAGCGGCCTGACTTCGATGACGCGCGCCTTGGTTTCGCAGCGTGGGCAGTAGTGCATGTGTGAGACAGGGAATACGCCTAGCCTGGGTGTCGCTTCCGGTGCAACGTGGATCGACGCTACCGACAGGCAGCAGGTGCCAGCTCCTCTGGCAGCGCCAGGCGCGAGGCGCTGGTTCGTGCCCGGCTGGCCCAGGCCCGAGTAGGGGCGCGCTCCGCCAGGAGTGGCGGCAATGAGCGCGGCCCCAAGAGCATCGATCCTTATGCGGCAGTTGAGATCCTCAGGGCGAGATCGGCTCAGGCTGCGGAAGGCAACCAGGTGTTTCAGGATGAGGGGTCGGGGATTTATGGCGTTGGCCGCGCCCTGGAGGAGGCTCGCCGCCAGGACGAGGACGAGCGCTACGGATTGCTGCCTTGATGGTCAGCTCGTGCGTGGGCTCCAGTTCGACTGGACTGTCGCTGGGTGACCACAGGGCGATGAACTGGTCAGCAGTGCAGCCATCCAGACGAAAGACACAGGTGCCGCCTGTGTTCCACGGGTACTCGGCGAAGGGGTCCCACCAGCGAGAGACGCGAAAGGGGCTCTCGCCCAGGTCCCGATAGCCCGGCAGCCGCTGGTGGACCTGGTGCAGCCCGCCAGCCAGGGTGAGGATGGCCTGGTTGATTTCGGCGGTCATCTCCCGGCAGTCCCGCCGGCCGATCGGCAGGACATGGCGCCAGGAGATCCAGCTGTCAAAGACCACCGAGCGCTCCATCAGGAGCCATCCATCGAACGGATGGAAGAATTCGTTCTCGGGCCGGTAGGCGTAAGGGAGGTGGGTGGTCACAACTGGTGAAAGGGGTAGTCCTTGCCGGTGAGAGCCCGGTAGCACTTCTGCCAGCGCCCCTCGCCGCTCCACTCGTCGAGCACGACGCGACCGATCGGTGCGGCCGCGGCATGGAAGCGGGCCACGGCGCCGCGAAAGACGGCACTGGGTTCCGCAGGCGGCAGGTAGACGATGGCGGACCAGTCGGCGGGCAGAACCCGCTCACTCCGCTCGAGCTCGTCGTCCCAGAAACGGGGTGCCAGGCGGCGAAATGGCAGACAGACCGGGAAGTCCCAGACCCATGGGCAGCTGGTCAGCAGCTCGTTACTGCCGCTCCAGAGGATTGCCTGGTTGACGTGGCCGGCGCGGTACTCGGCCAGCAGCTTGTTGGCCAGGGCCCGGGAACGGCGCAGGCCGTTCGGGGTCGCCAGCAGAACCCGCTTAGAGCCAGACGGCGACCAGTGGCGACCGACGGCCACCTCCAGGTCGTCCGTGCACTCGAAGTAGCGACCGGCCTGGACGACGTGATTGATCTCGCTGCTGCTGCAGGGATCCAGGTCGATGCCACCCATGGTGGCGCGAGCAATATCGACAACAGCTGCCGGTGGGATCAGCTGGCGCCTGGCTGGAGCTTCAGCGGACATTGGCTTCCTGTAGTTCCTGGATGGCTCGGGCCGGGTGATCGCGGGGGATCGGCAGCAAGCTGGCCTGGCTGTTGTCGATCAAGAGGACCAGGGCCGAACGGCTGGTATCGGTGGTCTTGACCACCCGGATGACGTCCCCGAGAAAGCCGGAGCTCTGGAAGTCCTGGGCCTGCTCGGCTGCCAGCAGGTCTTCGCAGAAGGCGTCGAGGGGGACGTAGTGGGCGGTGCGCTCGCCGCCGGACAGGCGAATGACCAGGGCGCCGTCACCCTGCTCGGCGTGGAACTTGTCGAAGAGCTGGATCTGGTCAGCCAGGATGGCCTCGCAGGCTCGGGTGTTGATGGCGATGGCGGCCTCGGTTTCGCCGCCGGTGCCGGTCTGGCCGAGCTCGTGAAAAAAGCGTCGCATCAGTTCGACGCGGGAGGGACGGGCCATGGCCTAGGACTCCTCCTCGGGGGCCCACTCGCCGCACCACTGGGAGCTGGGAACATGCGGCCAAGTGCCTTGAGGCCCTGGCGGATTGCGATGACAGGTCCGCCCGCCATCTCTACATGGGCGGGAGTAGTAGCAGTTCAAGCAGCGCTGCTCGCTGCGGGGTGGGTAGTTGAGCTTGGTCATGGCATCAGGGAGCGAGGATGGCTTTGCCGCGGCGCTCCGCGGCCCAGGCCTGGTGGATCTCGGGCACCCAATTCCGATAGCAGGCTTCGGCGAGGTCCATCGCCCAGCGGATCTCGTCCTGGGCGTCAGCCTTGAGCCGGACGTCGAACAGGTGCAGCCAGGAGCGGGCGTTGCCGGTGAGCAGGACGTTCTGGAAGTAGGAGGTCGGCAGCACGTAGCGGGCGTGCTCCTCGGCGACGCCCTCGGCGCGAAGGTCGGCGTAGTCCTGGGCGGCATTGAGATGCAGCTGGCGCATGCGCTCGAGGTGGTTTGTGGTCCACTCGTAGGCATCGCCCTGGCGGTCGCGGTAAACGCCAGGCGGGCGGATGTAGAAGACCTCTTCGACCGGCAGTTCGCCGCGGGCGACGCGCTCGATCCGGGTCCCGGAGTATCGCTGGGACTGGACGTCGAAGGTCACCCCAACCCGGTGGGTGCGCAGCTGCACCATCGTGTTGTGGTCGACCTGCAGCAACAGCGAGAGGGTGGGGTGCTCCAGGGGGCCCCAGTGACCGCGCTTGCCCTCGAGCAGGCGCTTGACGGCGATCTGGCCGCAGCGGTCTTCCGGGAGAGTGGTGTCGGGATGGAAGTCTTCTGAGTAGTCGTTGTGGAGAGCGAGGTAGATCAGCCGCTGCGGCATCTCAGTCGCGCTGACCACTGCGCAGCGAAATGGATTCTTCAAGAGACGGCGGACGAGCAGTCAGCGCAGACGTTACCGCCTGGGCATGCACACTGCAAGACCTGGCTCTCAGCCGACCTTGATCCCCTTGTTCATCTGGTTGGCCATCTTGATCAGGTCGTCACCCGTCAGCACGTCGGGGGCCTTGGGTGTAATGCCAGCGAAGCTCTGCAACCAGGAGCCGGTCAGACTGCGTCCGGCCTCGGCGCGATCCTGCATCCAGCCGGAGTAATTGGCGTTGTAGGCGCCGAGGCTGTTGGCGAAGTTGGCGACGTCCTGGATGCCGTTACCCGGCGTGATTGTGAGCGTGGGCGCCTGGCCCTGGCGCGTGCGACCCGAGATGTGGTCCTGGGCGCGCTGGTAGGCCTGGCGATAAGGACGGTCCTGGGTGGATGGAGCGATTGAAGAAGAAGGTGCCCCCTTCCCGCTGTCACCACCGCTGCTGCCCCGGCGACCCTTGATGGGGGTGTAGATGGCGATCTGTTGTTTACCGGATGGAGTTGATTGGGCGCCGCTCCAGAACGTGGTCCGACCGGTTCCGGTCATGTCGCCACTGTCATCGGTGATGTATCCACCCGGATCCTTGACGGTGACAAACCGGGAGAGGGCCATGCCCTTGCCGCCATAGAGGGAGCCGCCGACGTTTTCGACTTTCCTGTTGATCTTGTCGGCTTGCTTTTGGTTGACGATCAGGTAGGGATTCTTGATGTACTTGGCCCAGTTGTCTTCCGTGGCAATGGCTTCGCCGTCTTTGTTGACGCGAAGATCGACGCCGGTTCCAACTGTGCGCACCTTGCCCGGGGTGCCCTTGCCGCCGCTGTCGTGGCGGTCGTCAATGCGGGACTGAGCCTTGTCACCAACGCTGGCCATGGAGCCAGCGACAGCGCGAATCTGGTCAGAGGTGAAGCCCTTTTGCTCCAGGGTCTTGACCTCGGACCTCTCAAGCCGCTTGCCAGAGATGTATTGCTGCGCCTTCTTGAGGGCATCCTGCTTGCTTTTGGACACCAGGGCAATGCCACGACGATGGGCCGATTCTAGGGAGGGCCTTCGGTCCGTACCTCCTGGCTGCTGTTCGGGTCAAAGCTGCCGTGATCGATGGCGCCATCTGCGTCAGCCCGGCGACTGATCCAGGCGATGTTGACGCGCTCGATCTTTTCGTACTGCCGGGGGTTCAGTGTGCGGGTGGCTTGGAGGAATTCGCTCGTCTCATCACGCAGTCGCTGGCCGTCGCCGATCAGGTCGATCGAGGCAAGTCGCCGGTTGTGATGGAAGTGGGGGACACCGCGCACGCGAATGTGCAGCGGATTACAGCAGAACTTGTCGCCGCAGGCGTGGTCGATCGGCAGTCGGCCAATGTCCCCCCAGGTGAACCAGGTCGCGACCCGCGGGGCCGAATACTGGCGACCCTTGCCCCAGTGGCGCGGCAAGGGGAAATAGGTGGAGGAGCCGTCGGCGTAGGTCGGCCCATGCCAGTGCCAACAGGCATCCGGCGAGGTGATGTCGACGTAGGACCAGAACTCAAGGAACTTGCGGCGGTACTGCTTGTGGATCCGGCGAACATCCAGAGACAGCCGGCCCTCGGTCAGGGCGCCGATGCAGCGAACGCAGGCATGGCTGTCGTCGTAGCGGGGGACCTGGCCGTCCAGGCTGCCGTGGGAGTGATCGAGGATCGGGCAGATGGGACCGGTGGTGACCCGGCTGTGCAGGTCGTCTGGGATGGGCCAGCGTGCCATGGATCAACTCCGCTTGATCTGGCCTGGCTCCCTGTTCACCAGTGGATAGCCCTTGGGTGGGTCGAATTCACCGCCCAAGGCGCGGAGCTGGCGCTTGCGGGGCAACAGGATTGTGTCGGCCAGGGCCCAGGTTTCAATCCGGCTGAGGGAAAGGCCCTCGGGAATGATTTCCACCCTGGGACGCCGGTAACTGCGATCGAGTACACCGGTCAGCAGGCCGATGCGAGGGCGCACGCCCTTGGCCTTCAGCTCCACCCGCAGGCAGTGCTGAACCAGCTCGGGCTTCAAGGGGGTGGCCTTGAGGGGCAGCCTGGTCTCAGGCACTGGTGTCCTCCTCGAGTGCGGAGGTGTCGGTGGTGCGCAGCAGTACGCCGCACTCGGCTGCCATCTGGCCGATCAGTCGCATGTCGTCCTCCAGGCGAGCGGGGGTATGAAAGTTGGGCGTGGTCATCACCAGGCAGCCGGCCTCAATCAGCAGGGCGGCTGAGGCGGCATTGGTGAACGTGGGCCAGACGTAGGCGCAGCTGCTCTGGAGGGAAACTCCATGCGTGGCGGCCTGGGCCACGGCGGCCTGCTCGGCCGAGAGCAGCATCCCCTGGCGGCTGGGCAGGTGCCGCCGGCGCACCATGGTGGAGTGCGTGACACCGGGGAAGCGATCACAGGCGCCCACCAACATCCGGCCAGCGCGGATCAACACACAGCCGGAGCGGTTCAAGGGATCGAGCGACAGGGTGGCGTACTGCCGGGCGATCGCCAGCCAGTGAAGGTTTTCGTCGTCGGGCGGAGGCGGCAGCTGCGGAGCTGCTGGATGGAGGATGTCGACCAGCAGGTTGCTGCTGCTCTTCAAGGGAGTGTCTGCCATCAGATCTTCTCCATGGCCAGCAGGGAGTCGACCGTGGTGAACAGGTCCTTGAGACTGTTGCCGTCATTGAGGACGACAGTGCTGAAACCCTGGTAGCCCTGGAGCCTTCCCTCTGACGCATGGCCCAGAGAGGTCCCTGCTGCCTCCTTGGCGCCAGGGCGATCGACCAGCCAGAGACGACCGCCGGCGGCGGTCACCAGGTCGGCTTCGTTGGGAAAGCGGACGTCATCGACAACGACAGGGGTGCCGCTGCGCAGTAGTGCGCGAGCGGTGTTGTTCCAGCACTGCAGCCAGACATTGGCGCAGATCCGCTCGCGGCCCCACTCGGTGCCCAGGGTCTGCAGCAGATGGCGGCCGGTGACATTGATGCCGGGGATGATCTCGTTACGGTCTCGGTAGACGACGCGCTTGATGTCCTCGGGCGAAAGAGTGCCGAGGTGGCGCAGGAAGACCTCTGCCATTTCCTTGAGAGGGCGAGCAAAGGGAACCAAGGCGAAGCCCTTGGCGGCCAGGTGCCCGGCAACAGTGCTCTTGCCGCTGCCGGGGGCATGGGAGGCAAGGCCGATCAGCAGAGGCTGGGATGTGGGAAGCTCCACTTTTCAACCCTCCATATCAGCGCCGGAGCCCACGGGCTGCTCCTGGGTGGAATCGTCCAGGCGCGGACGCCAGCCAGAACGCCAGATCTCTCGGGTGCGGGCGTGGAGCTCGTCGAGCGAAAGCGACCAGTTCTCCATGGCCTGCAGGACCTTGGGCAGCAGGTCAGGGGAGAGGAGAGAGTCTTTGTAGCGGGCGTGCAGGCGAGCGGCGTTGACCAGGTCCGTGTCGGACGGGTCCGTGACGGTGAGCAGGCGCTCAATGACTGGACGGTCGAGGCCGTCGAGGGGGTGTGGCGAGGCAGCCACGGGATGCCGCGATGGCTGCCAGGTCAGGGGGATTGGCACAGGCGTTGGTTGATGACCGGGCGGATCGTACCTCCAAGTGCATGCCCTG